CCGGCGCGCTTTTGTGGTATAGCTACCACGGGTATGTTTAATTTAGGAGATATATATGGGATCGAAATCGAAGATACGGAACAAGTATTTTAGTTACGACTACGTAATGTCTATGCCGAATCGTCTACCTGCTGATCTCAGCAGCTTAAACGTTCCGGCCGACAAGGTAGTCGCCTGCTCTTATACTAGAACCGGCTCCGATAATCCCAATTATAAAACCTTGATTAAACAGGGTTCTGACGCAACAAATCCTATGACTGTCGTCTTTACGGACGTAAAGTTTGAGCCTGGTCTATTACAGACTAAAGGCTCTTACCCCGGCCCGGAGAGCGACAGGAACTTGGGTTATGTCTTTACTAATCAGGGGATCTTCCCGCTTGCTGCGGTAGCTCCCCCTAGTACAGACGTTGCATCAGCGCTAGTTTCTGCTGCCCAAAACAAAGCTGCCATACGTATACGCCAAGCTATCCAAGCTGAGACTCAGGCCTTTTCAGGCATGACCTTCCTTGGAGAACTTCGCGAGTCTATACATATGTTGAGGCATCCGGCGTCTGCTGCACGAGAATATTTACAAGACTATCTTACACCTTTGTCTCGAAAGAGACTGAAGGTAAGTAGGCATAAGTTTCGTGATGTTCTAGCCAATTCCTGGCTGGAGTTCTCGTTCGGCTGGCGCCCTTTGCTTGCTGATGTTACTGCTATTGCTAACTCTATCAACGACGTGGTTGGTGACGAGATTCGTCGAGTCCATGCCTCCGCTGTTGAGCAGTCCGCAATAACTACAACTGAACGCATTGGGGTGACTAGTACCGTATTTTCATACGATTTTAATCACACTACCCGGCAGAAAGTTGTGCACACATACAGATGTGGAGTCAAACGTCAAAGCACTATTGGTAAAGGTTCCGTGTCTCAGATTATCGATCATGGAGGTTTCGACCTCGCGAACGTTATTCCGACGGCATGGGAGCTTCTCCCGTGGTCCTTTTTCATTGACTACTTCTCTAATATTGGTGACGTAATATCAGCGGACCTCGTCTCACTTGAGAACGTGGTATGGACGTGTTCGACATCGTATCAGGAGAATAGCGATAGCTATACCTCTGGTAAGATTGCGAATGCTGTCATACCTAATCTCGCTTACGTGATCAACGAGGTTCCTTGCAGCTTTAAAGCTTCACGTACGAAGATTGTTCGGACCGCCGGTTCAGTGCCACTTCCGACACTGCGCTTTGAGCTGCCCGGCCGCGATAGTCAATTTCTGAATATCGGGGCTTTACTTCAACTTCGTTTTTAATTACTTTTACTGAAAGGAAATTAAGATGGCTATTACCATCCCAGCATCGATTACTGGTGCTGCACAAACCGGTTTTACGACACCTGGTTACACTACCGTCGCGGATACTCCGCCTGACGTTAATAGTAAACAGAATGCCGTTACTGCTTTAACCGGTACTCAAACGGGCGTTGATGTCCACTCCGTAAGTAAGCCTTTTACTATTACGGTAACTCGGCCGAAGGTCATGCAGGCATTGGGTAAGCCCAATCCTGTTACTGGCCTGATCGCTAAGGTACCGCAAAATACGTACAAGGTTCTGACCCGCAAAGGGGTTTTGCCCCTCGCTGGTCAGCCCAATCAGATGCTGATCATCCGGACCGAGATTCTCGTTCCGGCTGGCTCAGACACTGCAGATGCTCCGAATATCAAGGCTGCGCTTTCCGCGCACATTGGTTCACTGAGCAGCTTTAGTGCAGGGTTCGGCGACACCGTGTTGAACGGCGTTCTCTGAAACTCCTTTAATCTGATTGGAGATACTTACTTATGGACTTTAACCCTGAGTTAGTTTACGACCTCTTTAGCAACAGACTACCTGCAACGAACCCTTTTGTGACGTCAGATATGACGGTACGGGAGGCTCGGATTGCTAGTATGCGGCAGTCACTCTTTAAAAAGTGGCTGCCTTCTGATGCGAAACCCTTAGAGGCAGTGGCTATCAGTACGTTCTTGACGTCTGATAGGCACTGTGAGGAGTTCTCGATTTCTGAGGACTCCTACTACTATGACACCTTGATGCTGGCTCGCGATGCGATCCATCGTCAGGTTTATAGTTGCTTCGACTCGACCGCGCCTACCCTCACGGATTTTCTCCAAATGGGTAGAAGTGGTCCAGGCGCTAGTATAGCTACACGTCATACGGACTTCTTTCACAAGATGTTCGCGGGGCGCTTGAGCACAACTAGTAAGGGTCTCTACCAACATTACGTTGGGCACATCTCAGGATCGTGGCTTAAAGCCGAGTTATCTCGGCATGCTGCTTACGGGCTGGATGTTGTTAGAGGCAGTAAACTCGGTACAGTTCCTAAAAACCGAGAAACCAACAGGACGATTTGTACTGAGCCAAGTCTGAACATGTTTTATCAGCTTGGTGCCGGCGCGTGTATCGAAAAGTTGCTACTGAGATATCATAACATCGATCTCTCCCTGCAACCCAAACGAAATCGCACAATGGCACGCTTAGGGTCAATAGACGGTGAATACTGTACTATTGATCTAAAAAGTGCCTCGGATACAATATCGACTACGCTTGTCCGCTGGCTACTTCCACGCAGCCTCTATGCCTCGCTGGATCTTATTAGATCACGCGAGACCGAGGTGGATGGGGAGTACCGGCGGCTAAATATGTTTTCGTCTATGGGGAATGGTTTTACCTTCCCCCTCCAGACGTACATATTTGCGTCGTTGGTGAGGGCGTGCTATGACTCTAAGGGTATTAACCCTTATAGCTACAAGCACGGCCCAGCGTACTCTGTTTTTGGGGACGACATTATCTGCACACGTGATGTGTACGACAGTGTTGTTTCCCTCCTAGAGTATGCTGGATTCATTGTTAATAGGACAAAATCCTACTGCAATGGCCCTTTTCGCGAAAGTTGCGGTTCAGATTTCTTTGAGGGACACGACATACGTGGTGTTTACCTCAAGGAAATTACAAATGAATCCACAACTTACTCGGCTTTTAATCGCGTTGCTCGCTGGAGTGCTCGCTACAACATTGATGCTTCCGCTGTTTTGGCTTATCTCAAAGATAGGGCAGTTTTTCGCCCTATCCCTTTAGACGCGCCTGATAGTGAAGGTTTCAAGGTTCCGCAAGCTTTCCTTCGCAGTCCGAAGTCTGACAGGAATGGCGCCTTGTTTTATAAGGCACTGGTCCCGTTGGCCCGAAAGATTCGCATACGTGATTCTAATGCATTTGCCGATGGTGCTGTAATAAGCAACATAGGCGGGTACATTAGGGAACAAAGCGTGACTCTCCGTAGTAGTGGAGAGCCGCGCTTTAAAGTGGTCAGGCGTAAGACCCCTTCATGGGATTACATACCCGACCCCGGACTTACC